TAACAGAATACACATCGTGTATAAATAGAATCAGAACGCCCGTAGACGGGGTTCTGATTTAACCTTGCTAGTCAATAGGAGGAACATATGACTGGAACATTCGCTTATCCGCGAAACGCTTTTTTAGGTTTCGACCACATCTTCGATCAGCTTGAGAATATCCACAAGCATGCGAAGGATACCTATCCCCCACATAATGTCGTTAAAGACGAAGAGTTGAAATATACTCTCGAGATGGCAGTCGCGGGATTCAAAAAAGAACATATTGACATTACTGTAAACGACGGAGTGCTTGACATCACAGGTGACAGGCCAGCCAGACGCGAGCAGGACAAGTATGTTCATAAGGGTATTAGTGCAAGAAATTGGAAAAAGTCGTTCAGACTGTCCGAATATACGGAAGTTACTGGAGCAGATCTACAGGACGGAATCTTAACTGTCAATCTAGAAGTTATCCTGCCTGAAGAGAAGCAGCCTCGTAAAATCAATATTGGTCTTAACGAGGAAAATAAAAATGACAACATTAGCACTGAAGGCGACGAATAGCGTATTCACCGCCGTTAAAAAAACACTTGAAGGTATCATGGTCGGTTACATGATCGGCCGTCAATGCGAAGCAAATAAGCAAGTTGCTCAGCAAATGATTAACGTCGGCGAATATCGCCAAGACGATTACTACGAACTCGTATCTTCATTGAATACCAAATGCATCCAATCTATTAGAGCGGAGTTTGGTAAAAATGATTAAAGCAATCGTAAAGTGGTGGAAAACACCTTCAATGTCTCCCGAAGAAAAGTATCTTTCTCAAGCAACAGATCACGTGGATCTTGAGAACAGAATGAAGCAACTTAGATACAAAGGATACTGGATCTAATGTGGCCTTATACTGAAGAAGAGAACGATATCATCTCAAAAAAATAAAAAAAAGAGGGGTCGAAAGGCCCCTTTTTGGTTTACATTTCCGTGAAACAGTGGTATAATATACATTATGACAAACGCTCCTTTTTATACATCCGTCGCTCGTTACGGCAACTCATTACTCTATCGTGGCTACAACCATGAGGGTCATCGTGTCGAAAGAAAGATTCCTTTCAAGCCGACGCTGTATATGCAATCCAAAAACAAAAACTCTGACTGGAAAGCACTGGATGGAACTCCTGTTGAGTCCATGCAGTTTGACTCTATGCGTGAAGCTAAAGAGTTCATGGAAAAGTACAGCGATGTCACTAACTTCAAAGTGTATGGTAACACTAACTATGTTCACCAATATATCACCGAACGTTTTCCACGAAATATCGAGTTCAATCGTAACCTGATTGATGTATGCAATATCGATATTGAGGTTGCATCCGATGATGGATTCCCTTTCCCCGAGCAGGCTGGACATCCCGTTATCTCGATTGCCATAAAAAGCAGCCGTCGTGGATATTATTATGTCTGGGGTTTAGGTGACTATGAACCCGACACAGAAAAAACCATGTACTATCGTTGCGGCTCAGAAGAACAGATGCTTCGCAAATTTCTTAATTGGTGGTCAGAAAATACACCTGACGTAATCACAGGTTGGAATACTCGATTGTTCGATATACCATACCTTGTCAATCGTATGAACAAAGTCTTATCACCCGAAGACATCAAACGCCTTTCTCCTTGGGGCATGGTCCAGTATCGTCAGCTTGCCATTAAAGGTAAAAAGATGGATGCCTATGAAATCACTGGTATTCAACAACTTGACTATCTGGACCTGTTCCAAAAGCTTGGCTATTCGTATGGTGCACAAGAATCATACAAGCTTGACCATATTGCAAATGTCGTTCTTGGTGAACGTAAAATGTCTTATGAAGAGTTCGGTAACCTACACACTCTCTATAAAGAAGATCACCAAAAATTCATTGACTATAACATTCGCGATGTTGAGCTTATTGAACGCCTCGAAGAAAAGATGGGGCTTATCACTTTGGCTGTCACTATGGCGTACAAAGGTGGTGTCAATTATCAAGACACATTTGGCACAACGGCCATATGGGATTCAATCATCTATCGTCAGCTAACACAACGTAAGATTGCTATTCCTCAAAATGTTGATACGCCAAAGACACCTTATGCCGGTGGCTATGTTAAAGAACCACAGGTCGGCATGCATGAATGGGTTGTGTCTTTTGATTTGAACTCACTGTATCCTAACCTGATTGTTCAATACAACATGTCACCTGAAACAATCACCAATACACGTGTTGCTGAAGGAGTTGGCCATTACCTTGGATTTGCTGATAATGAACTTGACCCTCTTCATCCTGACGATCGGGCTAAAGACTTTGCTGTTGCGGCCAATGGTTCAACTTATACCAAAGAACGTACAGGTGTCTTGCCTGAAATCATTACTGAATACTATGACGAACGTAAGTCGGTCAAGAAACAAATGCTTGCAGCTATGCAAGAATATGAAAAGACAAAAAGCTTTGAACTAGAAAAAGAAATCAATCAACTTGAAAATCGTCAGATGGCGATTAAAATTCTACTCAACTCTCTTTATGGTGCACTTGGCAATCAATACTTCCGTTACTTCAATCAGAATGTTGCTGAAGGTATTACACTGTCCGGTCAGCTTGCTATTCAGTGGGCTGAGGTTGCAATGAACAAGACCATGAATGAAGTCCTTAAAACACAGGACAAAGATTATGTCATTGCAATCGATACGGATTCGCTTTATGTTAACTTTGGTCCGCTTGTTAAACAATTGAATCCTAAAGATCCTGTTAAGTTTCTTGACAAGATTTGTAATGAGCACTTTGTACCTCGCTTGGTCAAAGCTTATGACTCTATGGCATATAAGATGAATGCCTACAACAATCGTATGGTTATGGACCGTGAAGTTATTGCAGATCGCGGCATTTGGACTGCAAAGAAGCGATACATACTTAACGTACATAACTCTGAAGGTGTACAATATGCAGAGCCAAAACTCAAAATTATGGGCATTGAAGCGATCAAGTCCTCAACGCCTGAAGTCGTTCGTGGCAAGTTTAAGGAAGTCTTCAAGACAATCATATCTGGAGATGAGACGGCCACTCAAAACTTTATACAATCTTTCAAGTCGGAGTTCAAATCACTTCCACCGGAACAAGTATCATTTCCGCGCGGTGTCTCGAATCTTACTGACTGGCAAGACCGCAAGACAATATACAAGAAAGGCACACCTATACACGTCCGCGGCGCTTTACTGTACAATGCGCAGCTCAAGGGCAAGGTTCTTGAAAAGAAATATTCACTTATTCAAAACGGTGAAAAGCTCAAGTTTTGTTACTTGAGGTTGCCGAACCCTATCAAGGAAAATGTTGTATCTTTTCCCGATTACTTACCACCAGAGTTTGGTCTACATAAGTACATTGATTATGAAAAGCAGTTTGACAAAACTTTCCTTGATCCACTAAAACCTATCCTCGATGCTGTAGGATGGAACGCTGAAGATCAAATGACATTGGAGGATTTCTTCGTATGAGCGCACCTTTCAAAGGCGATCTGCCTTATGACATGGCCTTTATGCATGCCAAGTATGGTGTACATAAATGGATTAACGATAACCAAAACAATCCAGAACTGTTGAAAAAGTTTCTTGAATTTCGTCTGAAGTTCTTGGAAGAAGAACTCAATGAGACACGAGCTGCAGTAATCATGGATGAGAATCCAGAAGAAGTAGTTGATGGTCTTATTGACTTGGTGGTTGTTGCACTTGGTACATTGGATGCTTTCCAAGTTGATACATATCGAGCTTGGGATGAAGTACTTCGTGCTAACCTTGACAAAACACCGGGTGTTAAGAAAGAACGTCCTAATCCATTGGGACTACCTGATCTGATTAAACCTGAAGGTTGGGAAGCACCATCGCATAGAGGAAATCATGGCCTTATCCCTAACGCTTTTCAATAGCATATATGATAATAAGACTGACAAGCGTGTTGATGTCCATGACTTCAATGCGTTTGAACGTGTCTTATATCAATTAGCTGAGAAGCCGCGCGCGGGCAAGCGCGACGCAGAACTCATGTCTCCAGCATTGTACAAGCCTAACACTACTCGTGCTAATGATAATGTAACAGAGTGGTCAATATGGTGTGCAGTTGACGTGGATGACTTTGAGTTTGAAGGAGATTTGGAAGATGTTTTATGTGAGCGTTTTAGCGATTATCGTTTTGTGTGCTATAGCACTGCGAGTAGTAAAAGTTATGCGCCAAAGTTTCGGCTTGTATTCCCATTGGAACGACCGGTTGAAGTTTCTAAGATCAAACAGTTTTGGTTCGCCCTCCAAACAGAACTCGGTGAGCTCGGAGATAAACAGACTAAAGACTTATCTAGAATGTATTACATTCCTGGCCGCTACGCTGATGCTGACAACTTTATATTCAGTTATCGTGGCGGTTCTTTTATTGATCCAGACATTCTAATACAACGTCATCCTATGGCAGAAAAGCCAAGTGGTAATACCTTCTTTGATAGATTACCAGATGAAATGAAACAAGCGGTGATGCAACACCGCAAAGATAAGATGGACAACACTGCTGTTGAATGGTCCTCTTATCGCGATTGTCCTTACTTTCCTAAGAAGTTGGCAAGTGAATATCAAGTGATAAACAACACCGGTTGGTATCACAAAATGTATCAGATTATGGTTGCTGTTGCGAGTAATGCTATTCGTAACAAATACCCTATCACAGCCGCAGAGGTGTCTAAGCTGTGTAGGGAGTTTGACATGGACACCGGCAATTGGTATCAAAATCGACCACTAGACAAGGAGGCAGATCGTGCAATCGAATACGTATACAGAAATCTCTAATAGATTAGAGAACATCATTAACAACGCGACAATTGAAGTCGGCAAATCTTTTGTAAAGTTTAGAGAACATAAGTTCAATAAAAGTAATTACAGACTCGGTAAAATCGGAATCGATTGTGAGTTGTTGGAATGGTGGATGCTTTTCACCGAAAAGGTTCAGGTAAAAGACACGAACTTTAAGCAACATGGCCCTTTGGCTAAATATTGGCCTGATTATAATATCGGAAAGATGAGGATTGACAATAAGAGAATCAACTCAAACTGGTTTGAAGTTACAGAAAACTTTAAGATGGCAGTTAACAAAGGCCTTGTTACTCATGTTTGTTTCTATAAAGATGACAGTAATAAGCAGATAGAGCTAAAGGAAGGTGACGTAGTAAGCCACCAATTTATCGGTTTAGCTGATGCCAAAGAGGTTATAAAGGCTGCCAGACCAGGGCAATATAGCAATCACGTAGTAAATATTTCAAACTTTTTTGAAAAAAAAACGTAAGTGATTGATTTTATTAGAAATAAAAATGCACTTTTTTGTTTACATTTGCAATTTAATGGTATATAATAGATCTATAAAATGGAAATGGAAGGAATCAAAAATGTCTTATATCTTCTTGGAAAAAACAGTTAACTACATCAATGACCTGATGCAGGACGTTATTCGTAATGAAGGCGTCGATAACGAAATGGCTAACTTCTATGCACAAGATCGTAACGATGCGATGGATGTTAAGGCATTGATCATTTCTGAAAACTTCAAGCTTGCTAGAGAAAAGCTTGAAAAGATGGATACTTATCCACGTGAAAACCTTATCTTTTGCCTGATTGAAGATCTTGGCGCCGATAAGGTAAAAGAAAACCTTGGTTACTACGTATAAGGAAAGACTATATCATGGCTTTATCATTCAAAATTATGGGCAGCATTCTTATGGCTCTTGCATTCTTCATGGTTATCGGCACAGCCGGTTCTGACTGTGATGGTAAGTGTATGGAAAACTCTCTTACACTCGGTGAAATCTTTATGAACCTTGGGTTGGCATTCTGTGCCGGCTTTATTGGTTACAACATGTATAAGTATGGAGAAGAACGTGGTTAATGTTAACTTGATTGATGTCCCGTCTGCCACTGGCAGCTTTGGTAAGCCTACGAAAAAAGGTACTCGTTGGCAAGATAATATGTACTATCAGCTTGGCTTTCGTGTCCGCGATGGCGATATACTTGTAGCCGAAGTGCCAGAACTTGGTGTTAGTCATCAATGGTCTGGTCAAAATTCTATGGCACTCATGCATAGGTGGCTATATAGAAAGTCTTCTAAATCATCATGGCACATTCGCTCTACAGCGTCAGCTAGAATTTATGTTAAACGTGAAGGAATCGTAATGCTTAAAAAAAATCCGCCTTTGACTCGTACTGTCGAAGAACGTGAATCTGTAAAAGTTCTACAAGAATGTATTGAACTACAGAAAAAGAAAGGTGAAGATTATCAGTCTTCACAATCAAACGTAGTGCAAGCTATGCATTATCGTCGTGGTGTAGATACAATCTATGACATTATGCACGGTAAGATGATGCGTGCTGCATCACTACTCGAGTCTGGTAATACGCCTAATCACGAATCACTCGAAGATACGTTCAAAGATCTTATCAACTATGCATCCTTTGCAGTATCTTATATGCGTGGTACGATGGATGGCCAAGACCCGAACAATGACATGTTTAATAGGCCAAAGAAATGAGAGTAGGGTTAACCGCTTCAACATTTGACCTGTTACATGCTGGACATGTATCAATGTTGCGTGAAGCCAAGTCACAATGTGATTGGCTGATCGCCGCGTTGCAGGTTGACCCTACGCTTGATAGGGCAGAAAAGAATGCTCCTATTCAAACTATTGTAGAACGTCAAGCACAATTGGCTGCAGTAAAATATGTCGATGAAGTCATTATTTATTGTACAGAAGCCGATTTACTTGATATAATAAACATGTACGATATTGATGTTCGTATCCTTGGAGAAGAATATCGATTGAAAGACTTCACAGGTAAAGATGAATGTCGCAATCGTGGCATTGAACTTTACTTTAACAAACGAGACCACAGGTTCTCATCATCAGATCTAAGGGAGCGAGTCTGTGCAAAACGTAAATGATATTCGCCAACTATTTGTAAAATGTCTTGAAGCTGGTTGCTTCACTACAGATCGCAATGGTGGCAAAACAATCGAAGTAATTGGCGCAAGTTTTCTTGCTGATGAGCCAGCAATCTTCGGTGAACCAAATGAGGATTATATCAATGCCGAAATCGATTGGTACCTTGGTATGTCAACTAACATCAATGACATTCCGTATGGTGATAGTCCTCCTAAAGCTTGGCAATTGGCTGCTAACGACCACGGTGAAATTAACAGTAACTATGGTAATCTTATTTTTTCTGATAAGTATTATCGCCAGTTTGAAAATGTAGTTAATGAACTGCTATGGAACATGGATTCTCGTCGTGCCGTTATGATTTACAATCGGCCATCAATCTGGACGGAGTTTAATGAACTTGGCAAAAACGATTTTATATGTACTAATGCTGTCAGCTATTACATTCGCGCTGGCAAAATCCACGCTGTGGTCCAAATGCGCTCAAATGATGTTGTGTTCGGATACAAGAATGACTATGCTTGGCAGCGCTATGTTCTAGAACAAGTCACTCAAGCTTATAACCAACAGTACCTTGGCAATGCTGCTGACGCTGACTATCGTAAAGAAATGGAAGTTGGTGATATCACATGGCAGGTACAAAACCTTCACGTATATGAAAGGCATTTTGATTTAGTAAAATGATTGCAGGTAAAGTCTGGGGTCAGACAGAACTAGTTGAAGCGAATGGAGCATGTGAGTTCCATCGCATTGAATATAAAGCCGGTATGCAATGCTCGGAACATAAGCACGAGTTTAAGTGGAACGGCTTTTACGTAGAGTCAGGATCTATGATGATTAAGGTTTGGCATGAAGACCAAGGCCTTGTCGATGAAACAATCTTGTATCCTGGTGACTTTACAAAAGTAAAACCTGGTCTATTCCATCAGTTCATTGGATTGGAAGATGGTGTGGCCTTTGAGTTGTATTGGGCTGAGTTCAATCACAACGATATTAAACGTAGAACAGCTGGCGGAAAAACATGAGCGATAAGTGGGATAGACGTTATTTAGAATTAGCCAAGCAGATTGCTTCTTGGTCAAAGGATCCTTCGCGTAAGATTGGCGCTGTCGCTGTAGGTAGCAATGGCGAGGTTCTTGCGCAAGGTTATAACGGCTTCCCACGGTTTATCGAAGATAGACCAGAAAGATACGAAGATAGAGAAACAAAATACAAGTATGTAGTACATGCTGAAATGAATGTCATCTACAACTCCTCAATGAACGGTGTTTCATTGGATGGAGCTACATTATATGTTTATGGATTACCTGTTTGCAGCGATTGTGCAAAGGGTGTTATTCAGGTTGGGTTTGATCGCGTCGTGATGGTTGATCAAATCATACCTGAACAGTGGAGAGAACATACTGCTCGAACTATTGAGATGTTCGAAGAAGCAGGTGTTCACTATGATTTTATTGAGTTAGATGAGATATATTATGATGAACCGAGAGATAACGTTTATAGGCTTAAACCCAAGTCGAGTCAAGATCTCGAAGAGTAAGAACTCTGCTTACAAGCGATTCCATGAATGGCTTGACTTTCTAGAAATTAAACACTGTTCGTTTACGAACCTGTCTGCAGATCCAGAGTGGGACTTCAAATATTCCACGCTGGACTGCACTTTTTTGTTTACATCTATCAATAAAGGTGGTATAATAATAGCGTGGGGTGATAAGGTTAGTCAGTATCTTACGCGTATGGGAATAACAAATCACTTTGTCATCCCACATCCATCTGGCTTGAATAGAAAATTGAACGATCATAAATACGTACATCACACACTTACAGAATGCAAGGAGTATATTCGTGAACACAGTAATTCTATTAGGTAGAGGAACCGAAGGTTGTGGTGTAACTCAATGTGCTATTCAAATGCAGAAAGTTACTGGTGCAACAATCCTCTCAGCAAGTGATAAGAAATGGGGTAGAGCCAAAGGCCTTGATATCGTACAGGAAGAAATGTCTGTAGGTACTCAATGGCAAGAAATGGCAGACTTGATTAACTCGCACGATCTTTGTATTGTCTATTCTATTCCATCAAAGTCGCATCCACAGGATTGTCAAGACAATTTTCTCAAGTTGCTTGATGCGATTAAAGTACGTAAAGCTTTCATTAATGTTGACCATAAAGCAGCATCTATTGCACGTAATGCAAATCTAAAAGAGGTTGCAGAAAAGGTCGATGTCATTATGACTCATAGCTTAGAGAATGATTTCTCTAGGTTTATGAAGAAGAATAAAATTCAAACCCCTCTTGCTAAAATGGGTCTTGGTTTTGATTATGACGGTCATCGCGAAAAGTATTGGCTGCCTATTCACGCACAGCAAAGAAGTATGGTTCGTTGGATCGGGCGTACTGCTATGTGGAAAGGGCCGGCTTTGATGATCGACTTCCACCAAGACGCATTGATGGATGCTGGATACATGACAGTGCTTGAAGGACTCGAAGCAAGTATCCAGTATCCGCTTGTATTGTATCGCGATAATAAGGAAGAAAATCCTGTTGATCGTAGAAAAGTTGTAAACTACTTTCGGCCAGAAAAGCAACACGGCGAAACACAAAAGTTTCTGCCAGAGTTTTATGGAACTGAGCAGGTAGGCAATGGTGCCTATCTTTATCCTCAATACATAAATGAAGATTGCATGAATCGTCTGGCTAAATCAGCATTCGGCTCAGATTTGTACCACCTGAAAGCTGAAACTTATGGAAACAATATTGAGAACTGCCATGCAGAAATTATTGCGTGTGGTTCTATTCCGATCTTCCATAAACACTTCTGTGACAATGTCATACATAAGGTACAGGGCAAGCCGGTAACCCAGTGTAAAGATACCGGCACAATCGGACTCGATTACTCGAACTTTGAAGAATGTCGTGAGACAATGGATAAGCTTCGAGCCGACCCATCGATGAGAGATGATTGGCGTGAAATGGCGTTCGAATTTTGGAAGCAACATTCTGATGCAGAAGATGTTGTTGGCGAAATTATGGATATTGCTATTAACACGACTGAAAACCAACCACAAGGACTCGAGGAGTTTTTCGCATGAGCAAAAAAGTTTATATTACCGGCATTGCCGGCATGATTGGATTCCACACAGCAATGAAGCTTCACAAAGAAGGCTGGGAAGTACATGGCTGTGATAATTTCAATCCTTATTACGATCCACAACTAAAATACGATCGTGAAAAATTATTGAACGAAGCTGGTATTGAACCAGAACGAATTCGTTCTGCAGATATTAACACGTTGAATTGGGCAACAATTCTTGACGACATGGACATTATGATCCACCTAGCAGCTTTTGCTAATCCGCGGCATGCTATGGAAATGCCAGAACCGTACATTGACACTAACATCAATGGCACAATGCGTATCATTCACGGCGCAGAACGCGCTAAGTGTCCCATTGTATATGCTTCATCATCGTGTGTAATGCATGGTCAACCGCTTCCATGGAACGAGCACGATAAAGGTGCTCACCAGAATAATCCGTATGGCTGGTCTAAGTATGTTAATGAGTGTCAGTTCATGCACAGTAATGTAGTAAAATCTGCGGGTCTACGTTTCTTTACTGTATATGGTCCTTATGGTAGACCTGATATGGCGCTGTTTGGATTCACTGATAAGATTGTAAATGGTGAAGCTATTGATTTGTACAATTATGGCGATATGAAGCGTGACTTTACTTACGTTGATGATATTGTACAGGGTATTCAAATTGTGACTGAAAACATTCTTGATGGTAATCAAGAAAAAGATCATGAACTGTTCTGTATTGGTTATGGTGAACAGGTTGAGCTTGTTGAATTTGTAGATGAGATCGAAAAAAATCTTGGTCGTAAAGCTGAGCGTAATCTTGTACCTGCGCATCCTGCCGATACACCAGAAACTTGGTCTGATACTACTAAGTTGCAAAAGCTTGGATATAAACCCACCACTTCGATTAAAGATGGCGTAGCTAAGTTTGTCGAATGGTACAAAGACTATTACGGAGTCAACTAATGTTAAACGCACAAGTGGGTATTGTGGGCCACGGCTTTGTAGGTAAGGCCGTGGACTATGGGTTCAGCCAAAGAAACGTGGAGAAGTTTATTGTCGATCCTAACTATGACACTACAATTGACGATCTTGCTCAGTTTGACCCCGACGTAACTTTCGTTGCCGTGCCAACGCCAATGTCAGACACAGGCAAGATTGATTCTACTATTGTAGAAAAATGCGTAAAAGAGCTTATAGATAAGACAAAAGGACTCGTTGTGGTGAAGTCCACAGTGACTCCGGATATTATGATGGAGCTGGCTAGTATGGCCAGAGATAGAGTTGTCTACAACCCTGAATTTCTTACTGAAAAAAACGCTAACGAAGATTTCATCAATCCTAAAATGCACGTATTCGGCGGTGAACCTGCGATCTGCAGGTTTATCGAAGAGCTTTATGAGGTGCATTCGTTATGTCGCCCTTGTCCTGTATTTCACGTCACTGTCGCTGAAGCAAGCCTTATTAAGTATGGAATCAACAGCTTCCTCGCTACTAAAGTCTTGTGGTTCAATCAATTCTATGACGTTGTTAATGGGCATGGTAACTTTAATAGGATTGTTTCTGCTATTGCTACTGACAGCCGTGTGGGTAACAGTCATACTGTTGTTCCTGGCTTTGATGGTAAGCGTGGGTTTGGTGGAGCTTGCTTTCCTAAAGATACCAAAGCTCTATCATACTTTGCGCCGGAGTTCACTATTCTCGAAAAAGTGATTGAAGAAAATAATAAACTTCGTTCTGAATATGAAAAGGACGATAGAGAGAAAGAACAAAACGTAAGCTATGACTAATTATGCGAGTATTGTGCCACTTATAGGTGGTGAGACATTGGCGATGGATCAGGTGTTCAAAGGGACACCTGATTACATCTTATCTTATTCAGGATTTGAAGCAAATGATAGTCAACTTGTTAGCCATTATCGGGGGTCTGTTCCTTATTATAAGCTTGATGAAGGTGGCAGTGCGCCACATAAAGTTGACGTCGTTAATTCTGTTTGTCCTTGCGCTGGCCTTAGTAGTCTTAGTGTCAGTTCATCTTCTGATTCAACACACAATGACTGGATGGTTAAATCAAGTGAATACGTCCTTGAGTCAGTTCAGCCAAGAGTTCTCTGGGGAGAGAATGCACCAAGACTTGCTTCAGCAATGGGAGAACCAGTCGTTAAGCAGCTTCGTAGTCTTGCGGCAAAGCACGGATATACCTTCAGCTTATATAAAACAAAATCAATCTTACATGGACTAAGCCAGATTAGAGACAGATCTTTCTATTTTTTCTGGAAAGGTAACACTGTCCCGATCTTCGAATATTACAGACGATCTCATAAAACTATTGAAGAGCAAATTAGATCTTCAGCACGTAATGATCCAGATCCAATGTCTGAAATCATAGTGCAAAAAGAAAAGCCTACTGATAACCCATTTTACAAATACGTATTGGAGGAGATGCATGGTGGAATTGATCACACTGAGTTTTTCAAACTTATTGAAAAAACTACGAACGTTCTACACCACTTTGAAGATGAAGGTGGTTCGTATTATGATATGGCTAAATGGATGCTAAAGCATGGCTATGAAAAACATGCTGCTAAGTGCGAAAGAATGGGAGACAAGTTGAAAGCTGGTGGAAACATTATGCGTAAGACAACTGAGATTCCAAAGAATTATATCGGTGCATTTGTAGGACATATGCCTTATATGCTTACACACCCTGACGCTGATAGATACCTTAACATTAGAGAATGTTTAGATATTATGGGTATGCCAAAAGACTTTCAGCTAGAAGGCGGTGTAAAGAACTTGAATATGATTTGCCAAAACGTTCCTGTAACTACAGCTGCAGACATGGCAGCTAACGTTAAGTCTTGGCTTGACGGAAAGTTACAGACAGTAAACTCAAAGTTTGCAATTCAAGATAATAAGACACAGAAGTTTTGGTCAGAGCCAGAACCTTCAACATTGGAGGCATTTTTTTAATGTGGCAGGATGATAAGCCGCCTGAATTGATAAAAATCAATTTAGGCTGTAGTACTCAAAAAATGGAAGGAATGATAAACGTAGACATCACACCTACGTGCAACCCTGATAAGGTTATGGACATTTCAAAGCCGTGGGACTTTCCTGATGATTACTTTGATGAAATCCACGCTTATCATATCTTAGAGCATCTTGACTACGAGCAGTTCATTGAATGCATGAAAGAAATATATAGATGCGGAAAAGACGGATGCTTTGTTAAAGTAGAAATACCTCATCCATACAACGATAAGTATTGGATTGATCCTTCTCATAAACTTCCTATTATGGCAGAAACATTTAATATGTTCGATAGAAACGTTTGCATAGATATGGAAAGAGCGGGTCAAGGGAATACACCAATGGCACTAATTCATAATATCAATATCGTTCCAATGGAATGGCATAGATATTTAGAAAAAGAAATTCAGCAAAAACTAGATCGCGGTGAACTCACGAAAGATGAAGTAGATCACATGGAAATCTACAATAACAATGTTGTCTGGGCTTATGGCGTAGACTTAAAAGTTGTAAAAATATAGTTTACTTTTGCGCACAACTGTGGTATAATATACAAAATTGAAAAAGGAGAAATGCATGTCAGTTATGGACAAGCTTAAGAAAAACTCACGCCTCGGCCATACAGAAGTATTGTCTGAGTCAAAGTTTTTTACTGAAAAGGATATGACACCAACAGATGTGCCTATGATTAACGTCGCATTGTCTGGCTCTGTTGACGGAGGCTTGGCACCTGGGTTGACAGTTCTGGCTGGTCCGTCAAAACATTTCAAAACGTCATTTGCATTGCTTATGGCAGGAGCATATCTAAAGGCGAATGAAGACGCCGTTATGCTCTTTTATGATTCTGAGTTTGGGAGTCCTCAGAATTATTTTACACAGTTCGATATTGATACGAGCCGTGTTCTTCATACACCAATTACAAACGTGGAGGAACTTAAGTTTGATTTGGTGCATCAACTCGAACAGCTCGATCGTGATGATAAGGTGATTGTAGTTATTGACTCAATCGGTAACCTTGCATCTAAGAAAGAGTTGGAAGACGCGCTAAATGAAAAGTCAGTGGCAGATATGTCACGTGCTAAAGCCCTCAAAGGTTTGTTCCGTATGGCAACACCATACCTTGCTATGAAGAACATCCCACTCCTTGCGGTAAATCATACCTATAAAGAAATCGGTCTTTTCCCACGTGATATTGTTGGCGGTGGCACTGGCATCTACTACTCAGCCGATAATATCTGGATTCTTGGTCGTCAGCAGGATAAAGTAGGTTCAGAGATTAAAGGCTATCACTTCGTAATTAACGTGGAGAAAAGCCGTTATGTCAAAGAAAAATCAAAAATACCTATTACTGTATCTTGGGATGCTGGTGTCATTGCTTATAGTGGGCTACTTAATGTGGCACTCGCCGGGCAATACGTGGCTAAGCCTAGCGCTGGTTGGTATAGTGTTGTTGATCGATCGACTGGAGAGCTCAGAGAAGGTAAAGTCCGAGAAAAAGACACCCTCACAGAAGAGTTCTGGAAACCAATCTTAGAAGAAACAGATTTCAAAGAGTTCATTAAGAAGCAATACCAGATTGGTGCAGAGTCTGTTGTGTCAATGGAAGATATTGTGGAAGAAGCATATGATTGATCTAGATAAAAAAGCTGAGGGGCTCGACTATGAGTTGATCCCCTCAAAAGAATTATTTGAAGCAGAACAAGCTTGGGATGTAAGAATCCTAAGAGGGGACTTTCCTGAAACTATTATCAGGTTTGGTAATATTCAGATTGACGGTAAAGAAGGTGAGTTGCATTTCAATTTTAGCGTCATTGAAAGTCCTGATCCGGACTTGACACCTGATAGTGTTGAGCTCCAAAACGAGGTAGGCAGTATCTTGCACTCAGTTATTGAGTCAGCTATTGCTAAAGATGAACTTCAAATGAATGAGGTAAAGAAGTGAGTTATAAAATCTTAATCTGCGGATTGCCAGGCGCAGGAAAGACTTGGCTAGCAGAAAGGCTTGTAAAAGAGCTGGATGATTGTGCTTGGTTCAATGCAGATAAGATTCGTGAGGCTGCAAACGATTGGGACTTTAGTCCTGAAGGACGAACTCGACAAGCACAAAGAATGTATGCACTCTGTGATTTCGAAAACTGGAATGGCCGTAATGCTGTTGCAGATTTTGTATGTCCTACAGAGTCAGCAAGAGAAGAGTTCGCCGCAGACGTAATCATCTGGATGAATACAATTACTAAAGGCAGATATGAAGACACAAACAAAATGTTTGAGCCAGTTCTAGATGCAGACTTTATAGTTGAAAGTCATATGTCAGATGATGAAATCAAGGACTTTGCAAAAACCGTAATGGAATACGCAATAGAAAAACCAACGATCGAAGCACAGCTTGACGAATGGGCTCAACCATTTGGAGATAGTGCATCGGTCCCCAACTTTATCAGGAAATGATCTATATG